TGTTCAAACAGATTGATAGCTGACTGTATTATGTTACTTCCACGGCTCTCCATGAGGTGTTTCTTGTCCTTGGTGATGTGCAAGTCATTCAGTTCGTCAAGTATGCTCCTGGTCTTCTTCTGCATTGTCAAAATCTCGTTAGTGATAGTATTTATCGTCAATAACCGCAGACATCATTACAAATAACTAGCCGCCCATCCTCAAATTTATCAATGTTCCACGATTTTTCAATGTCATTGAACCATTCGATACATTCTTCCAGGGGTCGTTCCAGTGCATTATTGGGTTTTATTATATCATTTAACTGTCGATTAACCACTTGATAGTATTGCCCGTGACCGTATGTCCTCGGATAGAACCCTGTGTAACAACAAGGATACACTTCTCCCGTTGATGTTACATAGATTGATCGACTTTTTTTCACCTCACATGAAATATTTTTCTTTATGGGATTAATGTCTTCTAATAATATTTCGTCGTTTCTTTTTAGCTCAAGCAATTCATTAAAATTTATCTTTTGGGGAGTTCCTAATATATTAACTACTTCTCCCTTTTTGTTAACAGCCACACCAGTATTTCTTCCATCATTGATTAATTCAAATTTGGCAAATCCTAACCGTTGGCTTAGTTGTTTGCATTCCTCGATCTGGTGTCTATTATGATCAAACTCGATCATCTTCCAGACGGCTTTTCCACCTTTGGCTATAAATGCTTTAGCATTATTCAATACAGTTTCAAACACAGTGTCCTGTCTATATATTGAATGTGTGTCTGATAGACCATCTAAACAAAATAACACCTCACAATCTAGTTGTGCCAGATCTTCCCAAAAGTCTTTTTTTCTAGCACCACCATTGGTGCTTATCGATACGTCAACATTGTGTTGTCTAAAATAATAAACTATGTCAATTGCCTCTGGGTTCATTACTATGTCACCAAAATTACCGTTGATATGCACCTTATTGACATGATCTAGGAATTCTGATATAAAGATTGTTTTAATATCTGACAATGTTAAGTTGCGTTCTTCATACCCGTCGTTATAGGGATAACCGTGAAAGTTTCTAGGACACAACGGGCATCTGGCATTACACAAACTAGATATTTCAAGATGAATGTGTCTGATATCATTGATATTATACATTATTGAGTTTTGATCTGATTCAACAAGCTCTTGAGTTTGGAACTCTGTATGTCTGCTGTTATCTTTTTCTCTTCCTGTGGTGTGTCGATCGGTTCAGCTGTTTGCTCACCAGTTGTTGACTTAATAGATTTCATGATATCCTTACCACTTGGTTGTGATGCTTGATATCCCTGCTGTGCCTCTTCTCCCAAATCAGTGATTCTCAATGTTTCTACGTTAAATTCTAGGTCAACTTTCATGCCCACACCACTTGATGATCTAGTCTTCATTAACTGTATCTGGTAACGACCACGCTCACGCATGGCACGGCTTGTGAAGATACCAAACACATTGTCAGCAGTGTTGATCTTACTCAAGCCACCTGCGATGTGACTGTGATCAAATTCTACTTCTTCTACAGCCGCTCTGTTTAACTGAGATGCTGTGACAAATATAATGTCTAGCTCTTTTGCTAGATTTCTTAACTCTTCTGACACATACTTGTCCTTGACAAACAGATCATTTGGACTAACTTTTGCTGATACTGGCATCAACAAGTCCAGATAATCAACACACATGAAGTCTGCCTTCTTGCCTGTCTGTATCTCTAGTTCTTTCATGTATGCTCTCAGGTCATTGACGTTTGACTGTGCTGGCATGTATTTGATGCGTAGTTGTCCTGCCTTCTTGCCCGCCAGCTTGACCTTCATCTCAACGTCATCGATCTTCTTGAATATCTCTTTTGAACTGGTGTTGGTCATCATTGAATCCATACGCATTGAACACAGACCCTCACTAAGTTCCAATGTCACATAGACACCATTCATGCCAGTCATTGCCCAGTTCACTGCCAAGTTCTGCATGAATAACGATTTACCTGAACCTGATCCACCTGCCCATATCTGTAGCTCACCTCTGTTGAATCCACCATAAAGCAGTTTGTCCAACATGGGCCAACCCGTTGATACCTGTCCATTGCTGGACTTGATTGCTTCTAGCCTTGCCTTGGGATCCGCGAAGTAGTCAGTGCCCATGTCCTTGGTCAATGATATCTGCACTGCATCCTTGATCAATTTCTCTACGGGATTGTAATCACCCTTTTCCAATAGGTCTGCTGACTTGAGGATGGCACGTTCCAGTTCCTGTCTGCGTGTGAACTTCTCGAATTCCTCCAGAAACCAATCATAGTGTCCGTCGTTGATATCCGGAATCGCATCCAACTTGACTCTGGCCACTGCCTCTACCTGTTTGCGATCTGGCATGGTCTGGTGATTGTCACAGTGTTCCTTGATGAACTTGGCCGCTTCTTGTAGTGATCTGTCAAAGTTCTCAGGATTGAAGATATTCTGCACACGCACATAGCTCTGTGCATCCTGCATCATCATTTCCAAGAACAGTTTTTGTATCTCAAAATTATATTCATTCATATATATTATTTTAGCATGTTAAGAATCAATTGTCTATATTTTTTTAGAGAAAAAATATTTTGTTCAGCCAATTATTAGATTTGCACAATATTGAATGTTTTTTTTGGTGCTTTAGTTTTTGCAATTATCTTTAATCTTTCATTGAATCTTTTTTCATTTTCATTCAGCATCTGCATTGTGATCATCTTATGGTCAGAAACATGGCTATATCCCAGGTCGCTTATCAGATCTCTTAACTCAATAACACGCATGACCCTGGTTCTTAGATCTAGTTCTGGATTGTCCAGGCACAGCCAATTAATTTCAAATTTTGGATCAAGTATGATGTTAAGATTCTCTAAATCTCGCACCAATGGAGTGCCAGGAAGTATGCCCAAGGTGTCTGATACTGATACGTTTTCTATAGTGTTACCAGCATATTTTTTATATCTGTGGAACATCGCGATTGTTTCTTCAAAATCCTCCCTGGTCTCTGTTGGATAACCCACAATCATCAGAAACGTTAACTTGATGCCTTGCTTGTGTGCCTGCTCTAATAGATAATCAATATCGGAATTTTTAAATTTTTTATCCATATCTTCTCTTATCTTCTCACTACCGGACTCTATTCCCACTAGTAACCTTTCAGCTCCCGATCTCTTCATGAGATCCCAGTGTTCCTCTTTCTCTGCCATTGGATCTCGAACTATATAATATCCTGTCCAGGTAATTTTCTTTTCTGCAGAATCATTGTATTCAGCCATGATCCTGATAAATTTTCTAAATTCTTTAAGACTTCCGTTGGTCAGGCTGTCAGCAAAACGAAAATCCGTGACTCCGTATTTTTCACTCTGGTGTATCATCTCTTTGGCCACTGATTCACCGGGCCTTGCAGTGTATTTCCAATGCTGGTGTATGTCACAGAAACTACATTTACGGACACAACCTCGGGATCCATAGATCATCATGACTGGAGTATACTCAGAAAAGTCGTAATCGTCCCAGTCTGGATAGGGAATGGACTCTATGTCTTTTACATTGTTGTAGGTATCACTGTCTATACCCGGATAATCCAAATCTTCCTTCAATAATCTTATGAGGCTCTCTTCTGCCTCACTCATGATAAAATGGTCTATGTGTCCTTTGGACTGCAATTCTCTCGGGTATTCATTTATCCCGTTGATGCCTCCGCTGGATAACCCGGACCCTCCGATCACTATTTTAATATCAGGCCTTTTTTGTTTTAATAAACGGCACAAGATGTTTGTCGCTGATCGGCATTGGAAAGTGAACAGGCTGATTCCCACCCATCTTGGATTGATTTCAATAATTTCATCGGCCCATTTTTCTGCAAGTTGTTCTGCCTCTTTGATTGTTTCTGAGTCTGCATGTGATAACAAAAAATAATCTATCAAGTGTTGTAGATCGGCTGATTGATTTACCATTCTGATGTTAAAATCAAGAGTCCCGGCTGTGTATCCTTCTCTGATCAAACAAGATTTGAGCAGGGCTGGTGCCATCGGCGGAAGATCAGAAAAGGTCATTGGCACGTTAACCAAGAGCATGTCTAGTCTATTATTTTGTTTAGAGAGTTTAGTCGGCATTGCCGTATTTATCTGGTGGTTGACAAATTCTTAGATAATCTCTTTCTCGCTAGTTCAATCTTGATCTTACTTGTTTCTCTTGCTGTCATTATGGTTATCAGAGTTCCGAGCCTGCCGTAACGTTTCACGGCATCATTCACATCCTTGATGTCATCTGCCCAATTTGGTATGCTCACGGCAAAGCCTAGCTCGACGGCACGATCAATCAATCTGAGTCCTGCCTCATCCTGGTCCGGCACCACTGTTATGTCCTTACGCAGGCTTTTTAACAGTCTTGCCTGCTTGTCGCTGATGTCATTGTGTAACAGTGCCAGGCAATTTAGGCTCAGTGCGTCAAATATTCCCTCGACCACTATGGCCTGTGTCCAATGATCCTGTTGTAGGTCAGTGCCAAACACGTATCCTGGTTGTTGTTCACTGATGAACTTTGGTTTTCTGTCATCTAGATATCTTGCAGTGTAGCCAACTATCCTATCCTCGTATGTGTATGGTATGACAATGCGTTCTGCCTGTCTACCTTTTTGGTCTGGTGATATCATGTATGGATAGTCACCCGGATCAACGGCCCTGGATTCCAAATAACTGACATACTTTTCATCAGACTCTTCTATCAATCTTAATTCTTTTGGTAGTTCCACATCATTGAATGCTATGTTTTCTATTCTTGGCTTGGCACGGTCCTCGACCAGCTGTGCCATGTCCTTGCGTTTGAGGCTCTCGAGATTCATCGCCTGTATGGTGGGCTGGTCAACACCAAACCAACTTAATAGTTTGCGTGTTTTAAAGGATAGTGTCCTGCCTAGCTTGAAACTGGCCTTGTATCCACAGTTGAAGCAATGATAACTCCAATCCTCACCGTTCTGCTTGATGCCACCACGCTGTCTCTTGTCCCTGCTGTCACCATTATGCTCACAACAGACTGCATTGAACGATATCCAGCCAGATGCCGTCCGCTTGTGCTTTGCTGGTAATATTGATGTGATGTCTAGCATTATGCTAGTATAACACGATCTATCTCGGGAATCAACTGGTCTTTAATCATTTGGTGTCCAATTTCATTTGGATGGCCACCTGGTGCCGTTATCTTTTCCTTTTCAGGATGATGCACTATCCAATTACACCAATTACGTTCAGGCCAAAGTAGTGTTGGCACTGAACCCGCCACTGTTGGTGGCATGATATGGAACTGTAACATGGGAATGTTCAATCTTGCACTCTTGCCGTCAAATAGATGTAATGCCTGCTCATAATTGTATTGCCTAAGATCTTTACAGTCACTATAGGCTATCAACTTCTTGCCCACATCACGGAAGTGATCAGGTATGATGCTGGAGCCATATTCAATCCAGGCACTGTGTATGAACTTGTTCCACACAGGATCATTTGAATAATGCACGTGGTGAGG